GGAATGCCGGCTGGGCAATATTCAACTTCTTGCTAAGTGCGGTCCTCTTTTGGCAGGCGGGATTGTTCAAATGACTGACTACCGAACCCAAATCATCGCCATATCCGAAAAGATCGGGAACATGCGCGGTTTCAACCCATCCGATGAGCTTGCGCGTGCCATCGAAGACGCGGGCCGGTCCGCAAAAGCCGGCGACCAAGAACTGTATCAGGCCGCTCACCGGATCATGGCGCATATGAACCGGGAGCGGCTGTTAAGCGGAGAGAGGGCTGCAATATGAACTGGCAACACGTCAACGCCTTTTGGGCAGTATTGGCCGCCACCGTCTTGTTGAGCGCTCTTGGCGCTGTTTGTGCCTTCGGCACCGAAGGCGAATACCGCCTGCGCAATATCGCCGCTGGCATCGCGGCGCTTGCCTTCTTGGCCCTGGCCATATCCGGTGCGTTCGCGACGGGCCTTCCCGCATAGAAAAACCCCAGCACCGTCTCCGATACCAGGGCCATCCGCCTCACGAGCAAGTGGCATCATGGTGTGATTTGGAGAGAGTGGCAATGGGCGGGGCAAAAGACCTCGACGAGGTCGACTATTACGACGCGGACCTGAACCGGCGTATCCAGAGCCGGGACTGGCAGAACGTGGGCAAGATCCTGGGTAGGAGCCCAGAGGAGTGCGCGCGGCGATACGCTCACGGCTTGTGCGCGCCGCTATCGTCCCGGCCGGCGCCAGAAGACGCAGTGAATTGGGCGGCGATGCTCCCCGACCGGCTGCACGCACTCAAGGTGAAGAACCATCGCATCAGCCGGCGCATCATAGCCCAGCAGGCCGGTTGCAGCCCTACGGCAGTGTCTGCCCTTGCCGAGGGCTATTACACCGGCACACTGGCCCTGCGCCAGCGCATTGAGGCCGTATTGGCCGCCTTTGAGGATGGCGCCGAAATCGTTGACACGGGTACCGCTACGGCCGTGATCCGGTCGGAGATCATCGCCGCCGGATGGACCGTGCCGGCCATGGCTTCGCATTTGGGCGTGCACCGGACGACGCTGTACCTGTCCAGCATCAGTGCGCATCTGAAGGCGCGGATTGCTGAGGCGTTGAGCCAGGGGAGGGCGGCATGAGCGAGAAGAGAGGACGCGGCCGGCCGCCGAAATATTCTGACATCGATCGGATGCGGGAAAAGATCGACGCATATTTCGAAGAGTGCATTGCGGGCGATGAACCCATGACGATTACGGGCCTTTCCATGGCCTTGGGTCTGACGCGGCAAGGCCTTCTCGAATACGAGCGCAAGCCTGAATTTTCTGACACTATAAAAATGGCCAAGACGCGCGTCGAAAATTACCTGGAAAAGGCGCTGTTCGGCCGAAACGCGACCGGCCCGATTTTTAACCTGAAGAATAACTTCGGCTGGGAGGAACGCGTCAAGAACGACAACACCTTGGCGGTGAACCGTAACTTCGTGTTCGATGATGACGATGACGCCATCTGAGCCCAAAATATGGATGCCGACAAAAGTCAGGGAGGCGTTCTACAAGCCTGGAGAGCCGCCAAGAAAGTGGCGCTATAGCTTTTACAAAATCCTGTACGGCGGGCGTGGCTCTGGAAAGTCAGAAACCTTTGCCCGGCTGATCGTGATGTATGCCCGCGAGATCAAAGGACGCGTCCTTTGCGGGCGCCAGTACATGAACAGCATTGCGGACTCTGTTCACAAGGCCCTTGTCGATGTGATCTATCTGCTCGGCATTCAGGACGAGTTCGACGTCACCGACAATTCGATCACGCACAAGACGACCGGCACCGATATCATATTCCGTGGCTTCCAAAAGTCGATCGGCGAGATTAAGTCCATGAAAGGCCTGACCCTGTGCTTTGTCGAAGAGGCTGAGACGGTGACGCGTGACGCTTGGCTTGTGCTGGAGCCGACGATGCGCGGCAGCAACCGTGCCGAGATATGGGTCGCCTTCAACCCTGAGACCGAGACATCGCCGATCTACCAGCGCGCCGTCGCGAAGCCTCGTCCCAAAGATATCGTCGTCAAGCTGAACTATTCCGATAACAAGCGCTTTCCCGCAATCCTGGAGGAGCAGCGCCGGACGATGCTGGAGTTCAGCCCGGAAGATTACGATTGGGTGTGGGAGGGCGAACTCCGCAAAATCAGCGATGCGCAGGTGTTCAAGTCTCGCTGGTACGTGGAGGACTTTGACGAGCCACCCGACATTCAGCCTCTGTTCGGCTTAGACTTCGGCTTCAGCAACGACCCAACCGCCGGCATACGGTGCTTCGAGGTCTATGGCGAAGGATATGTGGATCTGTACATCAGCCATGAGGCCGTCGGATATCACGTCGAAAATGACGACCTACCGGCGTTCCTGCTTGGCGAAAAGGTGCCAGATCAATGCTTACCTGGCGCCGATCGCTATCCCGTGAACTGCGATAGCGCGCGCCCGGAAACGATCAGCTATATCAGCCGACACCGCATTCATGGAGCACGCGCGGCAGAGAAATGGCCAGGAAGTGTCGAGGACGGTGTTTCGCACATGAAGGCATACCGGCGCATCGTGATCCACGAGCGCTGCAAAGCAACGGCGAAGGAGTTCCGGCTGTACAGCCACAAGGTGGACAAGAAGGTCTTGGATGCGGATGGCAAGCCCGTGGTGTTGCCCGATATCGTGGACGCCAATAACCACTGTATCGACGCCATTCGCTACGCCCTGGATGGCCGCATAGGCGGTCGCCGGCCGTTCCGGTTTTCATCGAAGGCGCTCAAGCAGGCGCGCGGCACTCGATAGCCTGTCGAGTTTCATCAGCCGTTCGCCAAACCTGAAAATGCGGGCTGGAGATAGGTCCGGCCCGCATGAATATTTACACGATCATCGCCTCGGTGAAGGCGTTCTTTCGCAAGCCCGTGGCGGACGCGGCGCTGGAGCCACCGCGCAAGTCGACCTATTACGCGCCCCTGCGATCAAGCGAGACGGCATACGCGCCGCCCAAGTCGATGCGCGACTACCTCAAGCCGTATCCCGCGCCAAGCGGCATGGCCATGGACGATGCGCCGGGCCTGCTGAACGAATACCCCGTCGATATCGGGGACATGAACTATGCCGACGTGCTGCGCGAGGGCCTGTCGTTCTTCGGCTATCCCTACCTGGCCCTGCTGTCCCAGCGCTCGGAATATCGCCTGCTGGCCAGCGTCCGCGCCGAGGAGATGACGCGCAAGTGGATCAAGCTTACCTATACGGGCGAGAACGAGGACGGCAATGAGCGCGTCAAGGAACTGACCCAGGCGTGCGAGGATTTCAACGTCCGCGACATGTTCCGCCGCGTTATCGAGATGGATGGCATCTTTGGCCGCGCCCACATCTTCATCGACAACGGCGAGGCTGGGGACGATCTGAAAACCCCACTGCAAATGCGGCCCGAGAAGATCAAAAAGGGTGGCCTCAAAGGCCTGCGCACGCTTGAGCCGTTTTGGGCCTATCCTCAGGCCTACGCCGCCATAGACCCGCTATCGCCGTCGTTCTACAGGCCGGATACATGGTTTGTGCAGGCGGTGGAGGTGCACCGCACCCGCCTGCTGACGATCGTGTCAAAGCCCGTCCCCGACATCCTGAAACCTCAGTACGCGTTCGGCGGCCTATCCCTGACCCAACTTGCGAAGCCCTACGTCGATAACTGGCTTCGGACGCGCCAGTCCGTGTCGGACATGCTGCACACCTATTCCACGAATGTCCTCGCGTCCGATCTGAATACGCTTGTGCCCGGCGGCCAGGATGCAAGCGATTTGATGTCGCGCGCCCGCTTTTTCAGCGAGGTCAAGGACAATCAGGGCCTCATGGTCATCGACAAAAACCGCGAGGATTTGAAGAACGTCGCCGCGCCCCTGGCCGGCCTGCACGAATTGCAGGCTCAGGCTCAGGAGCAAATGGCGGCGGTGGCGCGCACGCCCCTGGTCAAGCTTCTGGGCATCACGCCCTCCGGCCTGAACGCCAACTCGGAAGGCGAGATCGCGGTCTTCTACGACCACATTCACGCGGAACAGGAGTTCGTCGTCAGGCCTTCGCTCAGCACGGTCCTTGAGGCCTTGCAGCTTCACCTTTGGGGTAAGATCGACCCGGATATCGGCTTCATTTTCGAGCCTCTGCACGAGATGACCGAGGAGCAAAAGGCGACCATCGAGAAGACGAAGGCAGAAACCGACGACCTTTATGTCAACATGGGCGCCGTCGATCAGGCCGAGGTGCGCCGCCGCCTGGCCAATGACGAAGAGTCGCCATATCCCGGCCTCGATGTTGATGACGTGCCAGAGATGCCCGGCGCCGATGATTTGGGGCCGGACGATGCCGACTGATCCGCAAACCCTGCGCGCCGTCGTGCCGAACGCGGGCTTTGAGGAGGTCTATCGCCGACTGATCACCGAGGCCCTGGCGGAGATGCAGGCCGACATCGTGGCGGAATTGACGAAGGCATGGCGTGACAACCCGCCTGAGATGACCGAGGACGCCAGCCCAGCCGAAACGCTGCGAGCGCTCATGGCCAAGCTGTCGAAGCAGTGGGGCGGCAAATTTGACGCGCTGGCGACCAATCTGGGCGCCTATTTTGGCAAATCCGTTCTGGACCGCTCCGACCGTCAACTGATGGCGATCCTGCGCCGCGGCGGCTTCACGGTAAAATTCAAGATGACGCGCGAGATCAACGACGTTCTGCGCGCCACCATCAACGAGAACGTCGCTCTGATCAAATCCATCGCCAGCCAGCACCTCAGCGAAGTCGAGGGCTTGGTCATGCGCAGTGTCGCCGCCGGCCGGGATTTGAAACAACTCACCGATGACCTGACCAAGCGGTACGAGATCACGCGCGGCCGCGCCGTCCTTATCGCGCGGGATCAGAACAACAAGGCCACGGCCAACATCGTGAAGACGCGCCAGCTATCGGTAGGCATCGAGGAGGGCGAGTGGCGTCACAGCCGGGGCGGCAATCATCCACGCATCGCGCATGTGCGGTTCTCGGGGCAGAGGTTCAGCCTTCGCGAAGGGCATGACTTCGGCGATGGGTTTGGCCCGGTTCTGCCTGGCCAGGCCATAAATTGCAAGTGTACGTGGCGGCCGATTATTCCGGGGCTTGAGCGTTCGACACGCAACGCTTAATGCGATCCATTAGCTCTCTGTTTGTTTCCATGTCTTGCCTCTGTAAGCCATAATACCTCGCAAGCTCGTCTGTAGCTGTGTCATGAAAGTAATTTTGGTTAAACCTGAACTCTGCGTATTTTCGTTTTTCAGCCTCAACCATACAGCGTTTTGCAAACTGCGCGTCGGACTCGCCATCTTGCTGTAAGAAATAGTATTTTTTGCAAAATTCCGCATTATCGCGGTCTATGTCCGACTGGCGAATTATAACCCCAAACGCCTCACATTTGTGAACGATAGGATCGTCATCTATTGCCGTGCTGCAATTTTTCATTTACATCTACGCCTTCGTCTGATGCGACCTCGGAAACGCAGGCAATCAAAACCTCGCGGCGCGTCATGCCCCACTTTTCAGCAAGGTAATCCAGGTCGCGCTCAAAAGCTGAGCCGTTCATAACTTCGATTGCCTCGGTAGTTGCCATACGAGAACTATAGCGTGCAAATCACTTGTTGAAAAGCTCCCGCTTAAGCCGCTCTCGATACGTCTCATCCGGCTCGACGTGGTCCCAGCCCATGACCATGATCTGGATGCGTTTGACCCCGCATTCATCGCCTAGCCGGTCCAGGGCGTCGCCGCTCAAGCGGTCCAGGTCTTCCGCCTGCATCTCGCCGACAGGACGCGCATCGCCGCCCATGAGGTCTCGCAACCAGTCCGGTGTGTTCATGCGGGCACCGTAGACGCCGGCGCGCCGGCTGTCGAGTTCACGACGCCTGACAGGCGAGCGGTATCTTCGCCGCATGACCCGCACTGCGCTGCTCGCATTTGACGAAAGCCCTGTCCTCGCTCTCGATCGCGCCACATCGCGTGACCGGATCGTGCTGGCGATTGACCGGTCCGTGCGCAGCTATGACGCTTTCGGCCGCCTGCATGTGCGCGTGGCCAATCTCTCCAAGGCCAATGTCTGCCCGTATTACGGCTGGGAGATACCCGGCTGGCAAGACCTCGGCCTCGACCGGGACCGCATCTACAAGCTGTACCGCGATCCCCAAGAGCTGGCCAAGGCCGCCCCCACGTCGGACAACATGCAACTCATGATCCGGCATATCGGCGTCAGTGCCGATGAGCCGCAGAAAGAGAGCGTCGCCGGCTCGACCGGCACGGATGGAGCCTTTGTCGCCCCGTATCTGCAGAACAGCCTTGTCGTCTGGGACCAGGACGCGATCGACCTGATCGAGGCGGAGGAACAGCGCGAACTAAGCTGTGGCTATGCCTATCGCCCCGACATGACCCCCGGCGCTGTCGAGTTTACGGCTTACGACGGCGTCATGCGAGACATCGTATTCAACCACGTCGCGCTTGTTCGCGAGGGCCGCGCCGGGCCCGATGTCTTGGTCGGCGACGCCAAACCGGAGACAGAGATGTTCAAGCTGAAGCCGCGCAAGTCCGCCCGCGCCAAGGCCCTGATCAATGCCATGGACGGCAAACTGACGGACCAGAAGCAGGTCGACGCCCTCGATGCCGAACTCGAGAAAATCGATGAGGAAGAGGAAAAGCGCGCGGAAGACGCCGAAGAGGAGGGGGCGCGCAAGAAGGCCGAAGACGAGGCCGAGGAAGAGGCCAAGAAAAAGGCCGAGGACGAGGAAGAGTGCAAGCGCGAGAAGGCCATGGATGCCAAGATCGCCGCCGTCCGCTCCGACCTGGCCAGGGACACCGCCGCCGCCGTCGCCGCCGAACGCGAGCGCGCCCGCGCCGCCACCCGCGCCCGCGAGAAGTGCCGCCCGCTGCTCGGCGCCATCGATGCCGAGATCGACGAGGCCGAGGACATCTATCGCCTCGCCCTGGATGCCCGTGGGGTTGACCACAAGGCGGTCAAGGACGTTGCCGCGCTCGAAATTCTCGTGGATCGTGAGGCTGTTCACGCCTCGCGCGGTTCGCGAATGGCCACCGACTCCGCCACGGCCAAGGCCGCCGACAAGTCGTTCGAAGAACTCTACGGGACGAAATAATCATGCCCTTCCAGACCTCCGTCAATCTCGATCTGTCCTATGGCGTGCCGGGCGACTTCGCCACCACGGCGCCGTTTTCGATCGTCCCCGCCATGAAGGGCGAACTCACTGCCGGCAGTGCGGGCGTGTACGTCGCCCGCTTCGCGTGGGCCGAGGACTCGACCGGCGTCGTAAGTAACGGCAAGCCGGACCTGACCTCGACGCGCTTCGGCTTTGTCATCCGCAATCAGCGCGCGGTCATCACCACCTACCTCGCCGAGTACGTCAACTACGTGCAGCCCGGCATGGAAGTTGCCCTCGCCGATGGCGGTGCCTTCCTGATCAGCGCCCCGTCCAGTGCGACGATCGGTCAACGCGTCTTCGCCAAGTATGCGGACGGCACGATTACGCTCGGCACGGCCGGTTCGCCCCCGACCTCGACCCTGTCCGTCACCACGACCAACACCTCGACCGCGATCAGCTTCACCGGCGGCTCGCTGTCGCCGGGTATGCCGATTTCCGGAACGGGCATTCCGGCCGGCGCCTTGGTCGCCAGCGTCAACGCCACGGCCGGAACCGCCGTCCTGAGCGCGGCCGCGACGGCCTCCGGCACGGTCACCGCCACCGTCACGACCTCCTATGAAACCCGCTTCTACGTGAAGACTGCCGGCGCGTCGGGCGACATCATCATCATCTCGGATAAGGGCTTCTGATCATGGCTTTCGATCTTGACGATCACCGTGGCCGCCTCGCGCTGGACGGCATCGTTATTCCGCAGGGCATGAAATACCTGCCCCAGGATTGGCGCAAGAGCGCCAGCCTGGCGATGGACGCGCAGCCCGGCCTGATCACCGCGCCCAATTCGGGCATCCCGGCGCCGTTCACCACCTACATCGATCCGAAGGCGATCAAGGTCGTCTATGCGCCGACGACCGCCGCCGAGTTCTACGGCGAGGAGAAGGTTGGCGACTGGACGCAGGACGAGGCCATGTTCCCGCTGACGGAACTGACCGGCTTCACCTCGGCCTACAACGACTTCAGCCAGAACGGCAAGGCCGGCGCCAACGTCAACTGGGAATCGCGCCAGTCCTTCCATTTCGAAGTGTTCACCCGTTGGGGTGAGCGCGAAATGGCCCGCTACGGCGAGGCGCGCTTGGACTGGGCCGCCCTGCAATCGGAGGCCAGCGCCGAAACCCTGAACCGGGCGATGAACAACGCCTATTTCTACGGGGTCACCAACTTGAAGTGCTATGGCGGCCTGAATGACCCGTCACTGCCGGCCGCGATCACGCCGGGCACCAAGGCCGCCGGCGGCTATACGTGGGCGGTCGCGACCGCACTGGAAATCTACCACGACTTCCAGCTTCTGTACCAGCAACTGCAAACGCAGATGCCGGCCCTGGTCAACATGTCGTCGGAAATGGACTGTGGCATCCCGAACACCATCGAGCCCTTCCTGGCCACCAATGTCCAATTCGGCCTGACCGTCATGGACATGATCAAGAAGGCGTTCCCGAACGTCAAGTTCACGGTCATCCCGCAGTTCATCACCGGTTCGGGCAACCTGATCCAGTTGAAGCTGCGCAGCGTCAACGGAATGCCTGTCACGAAGGCGGCTTTCACCGAGAAGATGCGCATCCACCCGACGATCACTCTGGCCTCTGGCTGGGAGCAAAAGAAGTCGGCCGGCACGTGGGGCAACATCATTCGCTACCCCATCGCCATCGTCCAAATGCTCGGAGTGTAACCCATGCCGCAAATCACTGTCGCCTCGAAGCTCCCGTTCGGCGTGCGTGCGACCTTCAACGGGAAGACGGTCACCTTCGCCGGCCGTCCCGCCAATTCTCCGCCGCAAACCGTTGGCCTGACCTTCAATGTCGACGCCGACTGGTTCGCCGGATGGGTCGCCGAGGCCAAGGACTTCGCGCCGCTCGAAAAGGGCCTGATCTACAGTGCCAAGAGCGAAGCCGACGCCAACGCGCAGGCGAAGGAACTGGCCGAGGTCAAGACCGGCCTGGAACAGAAGTCCGGTGACGAACTCGGCGTTCTCGTGTCCGCCAAGAATGCGTGATAGCCATGGCCCAAGTCGTCTTCGACTATGGCGCCTGGTCAACGCGATATCCTGAATTGGCCGGGTCGGTTTCATCTGACCTGGCCAATTTGTATTTTGCCGAGGCGCAGCTTTACCTGAGTAATGATGACTGCTCAATCGAGCAGAATATCAGCCTGCGCGCGATCCTGTTCAATATGCTGGTGGCGCACATCGCCAGCCTGAATGTTCCCGTTTCCGACCCGGCGCAGGCGCGGCTTGTGGGGCGCATCCTGACCGGGACGCAGGGGTCAGTAACGGTGACGCTCGCGCCGCTCGACGGTAACGTCCAGGACTGGTTCGGGCAGACACGTTACGGCCTCGCCTTCTGGCAGGCGACGGCGCGGCTGCGAACCATGCAGTACGTGCCCGGCCGCCGCCGTCGCTTTGACCCGTGGGTGTGCTGATGGTCACGATCACCGGCGGCGACAAGCTGGCGGCCTATCTTGCGGACCTGTCCAAGAAGGTCCAGCGCAAGTCCGTGCTCAAGGCTGGGTTTCTGGAGGGTGCCAAATACGATGACGGAACGCCGGTGGCCATGGTTGCGGCCATTCAGAATTTCGGCGCGCCAGCAAGGGGCATCCCGCCGCGTCCGTTCATGACCAATGCGGTCACGGAGCACGGCGAGGAGTGGGGCCAAAAGCTCGCCACGCTGTTGAAGACGGCCGATTTCAATGCCGAGACGGCGCTGACGCAATTGGGCGCAGAGGTTGTGGCTGACATTCAACAGGCGATATCCGACCTTGATAGCCCGCCCCTTAGCCCCGTGACACTGATGCTGCGCAAGATGCACATCGGGCGGAAAAACGACCCGATCACCTTTGCCGAGGTGCTTGAGGCGAGGCGGCGCGTGGCGGCCGGTGAAGATCCTGGCGGCGCGTCGGACAAGCCGCTCGTTTACAGCGGCCATATGCGCCAGTCTGTCGATTTCGAGGTGGAGTGATGAACCTCAACGCCTTCGCCGCGCCAATGACACGCATGGTGTCACCATCGACGCCAGCCCAGTACAAGGCATCGACCGGATACACCCAGGCCGCGGACTTCACCCAAGTCCCGGCCTATGCCGCGCCGACATCAATCACGGTCGATGTCCAAGCTCTGACCTCGCGCGAGCTGGCGCATCTGGACGGCCTCAACATCCAGGGCACGCTCCGCGCCGTCTGGTCAGCCCAAACCCTGCGCGCGGCCGACCGGAAGCTTGGCCTTGGTGGCGATCTGCTCGTCTTCGACGATGGCGACGGTTCCGCGACCTGGCTCGTCGTCCATGTGCTTGAGACCTGGAACGGCGCCTGGTGCCATGTCGCCGTGCAAAAGCAGGTGGACTGATGACGCCGTCCGTAACCGCATCCGACATCTTCACCGCGCTCGGCAACTTCCTCACCGGCATCCTGCCGACGAACTTCCCGATCATCCGAGGTCAGATCAACCGCGTCGCCGAGCCGGCCGGTCCTGACTTCGTCATGATGTCACCCGCTGGCCGAGCACGGCTCTCAACCGAGGCAACAAGCTGGGACACGACCAATACGGCGCCCACGGTCGTGACGACCGCCTCCTCGTGGCGCGTGACGATCCAGGTCGATGTCCACGGCCCCAATGGTGAGGATAATGCCCAACTCATCGAGCAGTTCGTGCGGTCCGACTTCGGCTTTGCCACTTTCGCAGGCGGATCGAAGCCGATCCAGCTGCTCGGCTGCAGCGATGCCCAACAGGCGCCGTTCGTCAATGGCGAGGGGCAGTACGAATACCGATGGGTCATTCGCGTCGATCTGGAAGCCATCATCTCCGTCGATGTCGCCGCGCAGTTCATGACTGGCCTCACTGTCGGCATGGCCCAGGCAGACAACCCGGCCCTGGCCTGATCCTGTCGAGTTTCAAGGCGCGGTGACCGGCTCGTTATCCTCAGCACGATTGAGGAGCCCATTTATGTCCATTCCCGCCTCAGCGATAGCCCAAGTCCTGGCCAATGTGATCAGTGGCGGCGGCACGGCGCTCGATATCCAGGGCCTGTTCCTGACCAATGGCGCCCGAGTCCCGATTGGCCAGGTGCTGCCGTTCGCCAATGCCGCCGCCGTCTCCGCCTATTTCGGGCCATCCTCGACCGAGTATGCGTTCGCGCTGACCTATTTCGGCGGCTTCGATACCTCGACCAAGAAGCCGGGCGGCCTGTTGTTCGCCCAATATCCGCAGGCGGCCGTCGCGGGATATGTGCGCGGCGGTTCCGGACTGACCTTGGCTCAGGTCCAGGCGATCACGTCCGGCACGCTTACGGTGACCGCTGATGGCGGCGCATCCAAGACCACTTCCGCGCTCAACCTTTCCACGGCGACCTCGTTCAGCAATGCGGCGGCCATGATCCAGGCCGCGTTCACGTCGCCCGGCTTCACTGTATCGTGGGACAGCGTGGCCCAAGCGTTCCTCATCACGTCCGCAACCACGGGCTCGACCTCGTCCATCGCCATCACGACTGGTGCTGTCGCTACCGCCCTGTTGCTGACCGCTGCCACCGGCGCCGTGACCTCGCCAGGCGCCGCCGCCGCGACGCCGGCCGCGTTCATGAACACGCTGATCAACACGACCACGAACTGGGTCGGGTTCACCACGACCTGGAACGTTTCCGACAGCGACGGTCTCGCCTTCGCCGGCTGGAACAATGCCCAGAACAAGCGCTATCTGTACACGCCCTGGGACACGGAAGCGGCGGCCGCCGCAGCCAATGACACCGCATCGCTCGGTTATCAGATCAAGCAGGCCGGCTACGGCGGCGTGGCCCTGCAATGGCAAGGTGCGGTTGATCCGGTCAATTCGAACCTCTCCGCGCTGCTGCTCGGGTTCATGGCGTCGATCGACTTCGACGCAGTCAATGGCCGCGCAACCATGGCCTTCAAGACCCAGGCTGGATTCCCCGCCACTGTCGCCGACGCCACGTCGGCCTCAAACCTGATCGCTAACGGTTATAATTTCTACGGTGCCTACGCGACGGCGAACGATCAGTTCACGTTCTTCTATCCCGGCCAGGTCACCGGCCCGTTCGGCTGGATCGACAGCTATGTCAACGAAATCTGGATGTCGAATGCGTTCCAACTCGCCATCGTCCAGGGCTTCACGACCATCCTGTCCGCGCCTTACAACGCTGACGGCTATGCCCTGATGAAGGCCATCCTGTCGGACCCGATCCAGTCCGCGCTAAGCTTCGGCGCCATCCGCGCGGGCGTGCAACTGTCCGCCGCGCAGACCGCCGAGGTCAACGCGACCGCTGGTGCCAATGTTGCCGACACCATCTCGACGCGGGGCTGGTATCTGCAAATCCAGCCGGCCTCGTCCGGCACGCGCGCCGCCCGCACCACGCCGCCAGCCTACTTCTGGTGGACGGACGGCGAAAGCATCCAGCAGATGACCCTGAACTCGCTGTCGATCCAGTAGGGACCAACCATGGCACGCACACTGACGACCGCGAACTCGGTCTTTTACATCACCATTCCGGGCGTGTTCTCCTCGCCACAGAAGGTTCAGGGCTATTCCACCGACGCCGCCTGGGACACGGACAGCATCCAGCCGACCGAGGTCATGATTGGCGTCGACGGCAAAAAGTCCAGCGGCTTCACGCCGCGGCTGAAGGCGCAGACCATCACGCTTCAGGCGGACAGCCAATCGAACGACCTGTTCGACAAATGGTACGAGGCCATGAGGTCGGTCTATGATGACTACACCGCCGACGCGGTCATCGAAGTGCCGGGCCTCGGGTTCTCCTACCATATGACCAACGGCTCCCTGACCGGGTACAAGCCGCTCGCGGGCGCCGGCAAGGTACTGACCGCTCGTCCGTTCATCATCACCTGGGAAGACATCACCCGGAGCGCGATCTGATGCGCAAGACGAAAGAGGTTAAGATCGAGGAGGGCAGGGACGCTGGCAAGTCGTTTCTGATCACCGAGATGAGCGCGCGCCGTGGCGACCGCTGGGCTATCCGCGTCCTCATGGCCATCGCCAGAAACGGTATTGGTCTGCCGCCGGAGACCATTCAGCAGGGCATCGCCGGACTTGCGATCTTGGGCGTATCCGCCCTGGCCATGGCCGATTTCGCCGATCTTGAGCCGCTGCTCGATGAACTGGAGGAGTGCATCCAGATTTCGGAGAAGGCCGGCCCGCGCCGTCTGACCGATGACGACATCGAGGACGGATCAACAATCCAGCGCCTGCGCAGAGAAGCGCTCGAACTGCATTGGGATTTCTTAAAGGCCGTCGTCCCCTCGAAATAGGGTCCGTCCCGGATGACGGCCGGGAATATGTGACGTGCCCCAATGTGCCGGCCCTGATCGCGGCCGTCGTTTCGTCCGGGCTGGCGACATTCACGGAACTCGACAGCGTCTTGTCGGTGGAGGACGCCTACGACCTGTTGGAAATCGCGGCCGTTGATCAGGAAAACCGCCGCCGCGCCGAGGAGACGCGCTGATGGCCGTTGTTGACGAACTCGTCGTAGCCCTTAAGCTTGACCCGACCAATCTGGACGAGGAGCAAAAGAAGGCCCTCTCCGCGCTGCAAAAGTTCGTGGACGAGGCCGAAAAGAAGGGTGCCAAGCTTGAAAAACAGAACAAGTCTCAGGCTGAATCATTCGGAACGCTTAGCCAAAGCGCGCTGAAATATTTCGGCATCCTCGCCGGTTTTATTGGTCTGGGCTCAATCGAGCAACTGATCAAGTCGACCGCCGCCGCCGAGGTGACTACGGGCCGCTTCGCCAATATCCTCGGCCAATCGACCGAGCAGCTTTCGATCTGGGAGGGCGCGCTCCAGCGAAACCAGGGCGCCGCCTCGGACGCGGACAGCGCGTTCAACAAGCTGTCCGAGACGCTGTATGACATTCAGGTCAATGGAAACGGCGCCAACCCCGCCATCGGCATCCTCACCCGGCTCGGGATTAATCCCGCCGACCTTAAAGATGCGAACAGTCTGCTCCTCGAACTGGCTGGCGCCTCGCAAAAAACAGACCGCGCCCAGTTCACCAACTTGATGCGGCAGATGGGATTTTCAGATCCAATGATTGCCTTTCTGGAAAAGGGCCAATCGGGCGTCCAGGGCGAATTGGATCGGCAAAAGAAAATCGGATATGTGACAAAGGATGACGCGAAGAATGCCGCGGATTTCCAGGCATCCTTAGCTGAGATGAGCCAAAGCTTTGCCGCCATGGCGCGCATCTTGATCAATTACATCAATCCATGGCTCACGCCGCTCGCGAAAAGTCTTGGCGGCGAACAAAATGCGATCGATTGGCAACATCTGCCCAAGTGGCTTGGCGGCGACGGTGTTCCGCAGGCCCCGGCGTCAGGCCCGCGCACCAACGCATACAGCTCCGAAATGCTGGGAGAGGATGCCGGTACGTCTGGGGGCGTGGAAGACACAGCCTTCGCCGCCATGGTCCGTCAGGAAAGCCGGGGGCGTCAATTTCGGAACGGCAAGCCAATAAAATCATCTGCTGGCGCTATCGGCATAGCCCAGGTCATGGAGGGCACGGGCAGGGATGCCGCGCGGCTGGCCGGCGTTGCATGGGACCGCAACAAGTGGCTTAACGACGCAGACTATAATCTGAAAATCGGCAAAGCTTATTGGCACTGGCTCTATAATCGCTATGGCGGCGACCTGTCGAAGGCCATGGCGGCGTATAACGCAGGCTTTGGCACGGTCGACAAGGCGGTCAATTACGCCCACAATCTGGGCCGCGATGGCAATTGGGGCGATTATATGCGCCTGTTCCAGAGTGCCGCCAACGCCAATCAGACGCGAGACTATGTGAACGGGAACCTGGCCAGAATGGGGGCGGGGCCGACGACTAACAATATCAACGTCACCGTCGTCTCGCCAAGCAACGATCCGCACGTTGTCGGCAAGGCTGTAGCCAACTCGGTTAAGGCGTCCATGTTCAACTATGGCATGATGTGACCCTGTCGAGTTTCGGTGCCGTGCCACGCGCGCCGAAAATAGACAAATGCCCCTGCCGTACCTGGATGTCCCCCAATTCGCCACCGTCCCCGATGTGCCGGGCGTGCCGAACCTGTTGCGCGCCGCCGGGCCGCTCGGGATCGAGGCCATAGGCTATCTCCAGGCGGACGGAATTTTGGGTGGCGTAGAGATTACGCATCCGACTTGGGGTGTTTTTCTCAATGGCGGCGACGCTCTTGGCGCCGATAGCATCGTAGGGTTCGCATTTCAGGGCGACAGCCGAATCTCAGATTATCCGCAAGAACAAGGCGGCTTCCAGTCTTTCAACAAGGTCGCAGTACCTGCGATCGTGACCTTGACTGTATCCAAGGGCGGAAAGCTTTCCGACCGGAATAATTTTGTCTCCGTGCTTGAGGCGCTGCGCGTCTCGACTGACGTCTATACCGTTACGACGCCAGAGTGGGACTATCCTAGCATGAACCTAACCCGCGTCGACTATCGCCGGTCTGCCGATCAAGGCGCAAACATTGTGATAGCCGACCTAACCTTCGAAGAGGTCAGGACGACGGCGACCGCAGCCTTCAGCAGCACCGCACAGCCATCTGGGGCGTCTAATCAGACGATTGGGCCGGTTCAACCCCAACCCCTGACGCCTGCTGAAACGGCCGCCATTACAGCGAGGCCTCCAGCCTGATGCAAACCGTACCGATCCAGCCTGTCCCGTCGCAAACGCTCAACATCACCTTGAACGACCAAGGTGTGACGCTCGTCATATATCAGCGGTCGACGGGCCTCTATATCGATATCCAGGTCGGGACCACAGTCATTCTCACCGGCGTGGTGTGTCTTAACGATGTCCGCATCGTCCGCGACGCCTATCTGGGATTTTCAGGCGACCTTGTGTTCATCGACACCCAGGGCCAGGACGATCCCGTCTATACCGGCCTTGGCACGCGCTGGTCGCTGGTCTATCTGGCGCCGAGTGACCTATGACGTTCATAGAGCGGCAAATCAACGTCACGTTCACGCTCGCCGATGGTAACTTCGGCAGTGGCGGCAACACCGTGAAGGTTACGGGGCTGCGAGCCTCGGCGACCATTGAGCGCGGTGGCGGTATATATGGTGCGGCGGCCAACCTGCGCATATGGGGCTTGCCGCCCGACATTTGGGGCAAGTTGATCACACTCGGCACGGCGCCGGCACGGATCAAGCGCAATCAGGTTCTTATCGAGGCAGGGGATGCCGACAGCGGTATCTCCGCCGTCTTTAATGGCGACATCCTCTATTCGTGGCTGGCTCCGCAGATGCCTGACGCGCCCCTGATCGTCGCCGCACAGGACGTGTCCGGCCAGCGGGTCACGCCTATTGCTCCGACGAGCTTCAAGGGGGCCGCCGATGTCGCGACGATACTCGCTGGCATCGCTGTACAAGCCGGGCTGCGGTTTGAAAATAATGGCGTGTCCGCCCCGCTTTCAAACCAATACCTCGAAGGCTCTCCCGCCACGCAAATCGCGAAGTGCGCCGAGGCAGCAAACATCAACTATCAGATCGCTGACGGCGTACTGGCGATATGGCCAAAAACAGGTGCCAGGGGTGGCGCCATACCCCTGCTGTCCAAAGACACTGGCCTGATCGGCTATCCCGCCGTGACCCAAAACGGGCTGTCGCTGAAAAGCCTGTTCCTGCGCGGCGTGATCGTTGGCGGCCAGGTCAAGGTGCAAAGCGATATGGTGCAGGCAAACGGTGTCTGGCCCATCAATTCTATCACCCACATGCTCGACGCGCAAATGCCGAACGGGCAATGGTTCACCACCATGGAGGCCTTCCTCAATGGCCAGCCCCAACCCGTCTGACGGCATCGCCGGGTTTTTCAACCCAGTGACCGACTCGACGGACGCCGGCTATCTGGCGTTCGTGTTCCGCGCACTGATGAACGGCATCGCAACGACAATGCCGGTGCAGGTGTTGGCCTGCACCAACACGGGCGGCATCGAGCTTCCCGGCACGGTCGATGTCAAGCTGCTGGTGAACCAGATCGACGGCGACGGGAACGTCCATCCGCGCGGGACGATTTTCAGCATCCCGTACGCGCGCCAGCAGGCCGGCGCCAATGCGCTCATCATCGACCCCGAGCCTGGCGATATTGGCTTCTGCGTCTTTGCCTCGCATGACATCTCGTCTGTCAAGGCGAATAAAGGGCAGGCGAATCCCGGAAGCCATCGCCGCTTCAGCTATTCGGACGGCATTTATGCGGGGTCGATATTCGGCGTCACTGCGCCGTCAAACCTCATCCAGATCAGCGGCGGCCAGATCACGATCCAGTCGCCCGGCACGGTCACGATCAATGCGCCATCGGTCAAAACCACGGCGGACCTCGAAGTCGGCGGAAATCTCAAGGTCGACGGCGCGACCGAACTCATCGGTACCGTCACCGCCGACGCGAATGTACACGCCAAAGCCAATCTGACTGCTGACGGCACGGTCAGTCTCGGCGGCGGCGCAAAGGCGGTGAAACTCAGCGACAACAGCAACGCCACCAAGGTCAACGCCACCTGATCCTGTCGAGTTTCGGCCCCAGATATTCGGACGTGTAGCTTTCGAGGACCGCGCCCTTCTGCCGCGCGCCGGACGGCCGCATGGATACGCTTCTTCTCGATCAAGCCACGAATGACCTGCTCCTCGACGCGTCGCGCAACATCGCCGTCGCGTCGGCGCCGTATGCGCTCGCCCAAGATGTCGCCTCGTCGGTGAAGACCTGGAGTGGGGAGGCCTACTACGACACCACGCGCGGCGTCGTCTATGGCCAGGTCATGGGCAAGGGCCTGCCCGCGCAGGTGCTAAAGGCGTCCGTCGTCCGGAATGCCAAATTGGTTCCGAACGTAGTTTCAGCGCAGTGCTTTATCGAAAGCGTCAAAGGCCGCGCCCTGACCGGCCAGGTCAGTTTTACCGATAGCGTCGGCAACACCGGAACCGTGGGGCTGTCCTGATGGCGCAGACCTCAGTTCCTCCGTTCCAGATCACCGCCACCGGCCCAGTCGCGCCCGCCGAACAGGACATATTCAACGGTGTCATGGCGGATATGAACGCTGCCTTCGGCGGCAACATGAACACGGACCCGACAACGCCTCAGGGCCAACTCGGGACCTCACATGCGGCCATCATCGGCGATGCTAATGACGCGCTGCTTCAGATCGTCAACGGCGTTGATCCGGCCTTCTCATCCGGACGGATGCAGGATGCGATCGGTCGCCTATACTTCATGACTCGCATTGCCGCCGTCCCCACATCGGTGACCTGCACCTGTATCGGCCTGGCCGGAACAGTGATCCCGGCCGGCGCGCTGGCGCTTGCGGTGGACGGCAACCAGTATAGTTGCACATCCGGGGGGACCATTCCAAGCGGCGGCTCGATCTCGCTGCAGTTTCAGTGCGTCACCAAGGGGCCGATCAGTTGCCCGGCCGGGACGCTGAACACGATCTACCAGTCCATCACCGGATGGGACAGCATCACGAATCCGGCGGACGGCATCATCGGCTCCAACGTCGAGACCAGGGCGGCCTTCGAGGCTCGGCGTCAGGCGTCCGTGGCATCGAACTCACGGGGTTTCAATGACGCGATGAAGGGCGCGCTCCTGGCCATCCCGAACGTCATCGACGCCTATGTTTTCGACAATGACACCGGCGCTACCGAGACCGTCAATGGCGTCACGCTCAACGCGTCCGAGCTATTCGTCGCCGTCGAGGGCGGGGATGATACCGCCGTCGCAACGTCGATATGGTCGAAGAAGTCGCCGGGCGCGCCGTACTATGCTGGAGCCAACACCACGGTCACAATCACGGCCCAGGGCTACAATCCACCAGCACCGACCTACACGGTGAAGTTTGTCCGCCCGACCGCGGTTCCGATCTATTTCGCCGTCACCCTGAAGAACTCGCCACAAGTCCCGGCCAACGCCGCAGCCCTGATCCAGGCGGCGATCATATCCGCTTTTTCCGGCGGCGATGGCGGCCCGTCTGCGACCATAGGCTCGACCGTATTCGCCTCGCGCTTCTACGCTGACGTTGCCGCGCTCGGTTCCTGGGTCAATCTCATCAGCATCGTGGTTGGCACCACATCATCGCCGAGCGCGAACTCGGTCACGGTGCATATGGACCAGATCCCAGCCATCGCCACCGGCCAAATCACAGTGAGTTTGGTCTGATGCTTGATCCAGGCTCCACTGTCCTGAGCCAGTACCAGAACAGCCCGACGCTGGCCCAATGGATCAGAAACCTCAATACCTACCATGATGTAGGAAATAGTGCCCAACTCGGGACGCTGGACGGCTCCGAGGTTCTGGGCACGCCCGGCGGTGCCATTCTTACCGGCCGGCTCTCGTTCATCGAGCAGTTCATTCAGGGCGTCTGGGACCTCAACACCGCGTCTGGATATGGCCTCGATGTCCTTGGTCGTATCGTGGGCGTCTCCCGCGTCCTGCGCATCGCCACAACCGAGTATTTCGGCTTTGCCCAGATGCCGGAATCTCAACCGTTCAGCCAGGGCCCATTCTACGCCGGCCAGGCTGTGCTCAGCCAATACACGCTCGACGACAACGGCTTCCGCACACTGGTTCGCGCCAAGGCTCTGGCCAACATCTGCGATGGCTCGATCCCAGGCATCAACGCGGTCTTGTCGAGTTTATTTCCTGGCCGGGGCAATTGTTACGTTCAGGACAACGGCGACATGTCCATCACCTATGTCTTTGCGTTCGTCCCGACCCTGGTGGAGCGGGCGATCATTTATCAGAGCGGGGTGCTGCCGCGTCCGACCGGTTGTAAACTCACGGTCCAGTTGCCCTAATGCAGATCAGTTCCATTCCGGTCAAAATTCCGGTCATTTGGGCGACTTCGGTCGCGGCCGCATCGTATGTTCGTACCGTGCCGCAGACCTCACAGATCGGTATCACGCCCGGCGCCGCATCCTTCGCGGATGGATTTCCCCCACTGACGATGCAGCCGCTTGAGGCGGGAGGCCTGCCGCCAGACGGCCGCGACATGAATGGCGTCCTGCAAAACCTCACCGCATGGCTGCAATGGGTTAATGCGGGCGCGCCGGTGCAGTACGACAGTGCCTTTTCCACGGCTATCGGCGGCTATCCTAAGGGTGCCATCCTGCTCAGCACAAACGGGGTGACGCGCTGGCGTTGCACCGCGGACAACAACGCGACTGATCCGGACGGTGGATCGCCGGCAAACTGGGTTGTCGATGGCGCGCCGGTCATCACGGTCAATGGTAACGGTCGCTGCGTGACATGGCCTGGCGGATGGTCACGTCAGACTGGGATAGCGTCCGGTGTCGGTACTGATGGCTCTGTTGCCGTGACTTTCCCGAAGACCTTTTTGACCGCACCAGATCTGATGTCGTGCGGGACCTCAGTCCATGTGACCAGCCCGAACATGGGATCGGACGACAATGTCTCGCTGCTCTCAGGATCGGTATCCACAACCGGTATGACGGTCTGTAACAACAAGATCAACGGTGGTGCTGTCGTTGATGTGATGTGGTGGGCGGAGGGCATGGTCCAATGGCCCTGATCATTCTTAGCGGGGGCTACCTATGACATCCTCGCCCATTTCCGCACCCCAGATCGTCACCTATGCCGATCTGACGCCGGCCACAACCCCGCTGAATGGCTCGGCGCTGATAGCCCTTCAGAGCGGCGGTCAGATGGAGTCCACGACTGTAGCGGGCCTGATCGGCGCTGCGGCGACTGCTGGTCAGTCCTGGAAGGCCGATGTCGTTGCCGCTTCAACCGCCAACATCAACATCGCCTCCGCCTTGATCAACGGCTCGGTCGTCGATGGCGTCACCCTCGCCACCGGTAACCGGGTCCTGCTCATCGCGCAGACGGACGCGACCCAGAACGGCATCTATGTCGTCGTCGCGTCCGGAGCGGCCTCGCGCTCGACGGACGCCAACACGTCGGCTCTGATCACCGGTACACTCGTCTTCGTCGCCGGCGGCACCGTCAACGGCAACAAGCAATTCGCCCTGACCACGCCAGCGCCGATTGCATTGGGTACATCCGCGCTGACGTTCACGGCTGTGATCGACCAGGGTGCGGTGAATGCCTCTGCCGTCCAGCCGCTTGTCAACGAAGCGGCCGCCAGTGCTGCGGCTGCGGCTGCGTCTGCGTCGAAATTGACAACGATCACGACACGTAATGGGTTCCTGTGGGCGATCTTGAGCCCGCTGAAGAAGGTTCTACAAGGCCATCTTTACGATGGCACATTCATCGCCAAGCTTTTCCTGGTCGCCGGCCGGGGAACGACCGTCACGCGCCATCCGAACTTCAGCTACGCCATCGACACGCCTATGGACACGTCCAGGCGATGGGGGGGGCTGAAATGGGTGCTGAAGACGCCGGCCGGCAAAATCCTGGCGGCGTTCGATAGCCGTGGCGTTCCTGTCGTAACCAAGGTCCAGCACCACGAGGTGGCTAGCTTCCGCACCAACGGGACGATATCGGCGTGGGTGGTAGTCGACACATGGGGCAACCCGGTCCTTAAAACCATGGACACGGCCGGCGTAGTCCGCACCCTGTCAGGAATATCGAATGTTTCCGGCCTTGAGATCGCGCAGTCAAAGATCGTGTTCTTTGGCACGATCAAGGGTGAACGCGCGTATTGGTGGTGCAACCCTGACGGATCTGCACTGTATCATGCAACGGCCATTCGAGCGATAGCCTGCGACGGCGATAGCCTTACGGCGTCGTCAGGTGTTTCGGCGCCGACAAACGCATGGCCATACCTCCTCGGCTACCGGAATAATATCGCCGTCCTCAATGGAGGCGTCCCGGGTACAAAGTCTGGGCAGATCGCCTTCAGGGCAGGCGGATATACTGCGACGGCAGCCTTGGCCGGTAATGCAATTCCGGCCTCAGGCGCGGTCACGCTTTCGACCTGGACACTCAACGGCGATACCAGTTCGTTCGCTCAGCCATTCTATCCTCAAACCAGCGGATCGATGCGGGCCTTCGTTACCGGTTCGGATGGCAACCAGTACGAGGGCACGATCTCCGTCTCTGGGAGCGTCTATTCGTTCACACGCACGACGCCAGGCTCATCGGTTCCTGTTCCAAACCCGGCGACGATCCACGCCAATCTCCAAGGACAGGACGAGTGGATACACATCATCCGGCTTGGCCAGAACGATGGCTATGATCAGACGCAGATCCTGCCGGCCCTGACGGCGATTGTCGCCAATCTGAAGTCACTGAATAAGAAATTCCTGATCATCGGCCTGACCGGCAGCGCCGCCGATACGATCGGCACGGCCAATTATAACACCCTGCAGGCCACCAACGCCGCCATGGCTGCAGCATGGCCCAACAACTATGCTCGCAACACCTCGGGTCAGGACCTGCGCGCGTTTCTGGTCGCCAATTATAATCCGTCGCTGTCCCAGGATGTCATCGATCACGGTAATGACGTGGTCCCGACCAGCCTGCGCTCCGACCTGGTTCATGAAAACGACGCTGGCTATGACCTCACGGAGCAGTTCGTGGCCGGCTGTTTGACCGCGAAAGGCTGGATCTGATGACCGAGAACACGCTTGCCATCAATCTCACGTCGGAACCGACGGACACGTCACTGCTCACATTGCCGAATGACGCTATTACCCTCGGTGACAACGGCGGCACGTTGTTTGTTTACGATTATCTGGACCCGGGTTGTAATTCGAATGCGTCGGGCCTCCTGGCCTCAGGAGCAAGCTTCACCAACCTGGTGACCGGCGGCGCCGCGGCGACCGCGACAATCAATAGCGGGACGATCACCAATAACTCAGGTCTGGTCTTTTCCGGTTCGGGCACGATGTACATCGACGCCGGGCTGACCTATTGCCCGCCGCCGACGCATGCGTGGGTGGCCATTGGCTGGGCGAAGATGCCGGCATCTGGGCTGTCAAACAACGACGGCATCATGTCGCTGGGGACCTCGACGTCAAACTATTTATATACGATCGAGGCGGCAGCATCCGGTGCCAATATGGCTTTTGGCGTAGGCGCCGGAAGCCCTGGTGCTTCCGGCGCCCTGTCGATCGCTGCCCCGGCGGCAGGCACAATACATCAGTTCGCCATCGCCTATGATCCATCCGGTGTCATGACCGCCTATCTCGACGGTGCACTGGTGGGGCAGGCCGCAGCGCCGCTCGGCAGCGCCATGATCGACTATTCCAGCAACCACACGCGGCTCGGCACAGATCCAGCTTTCGTCTCGTGGCGCGGCGGCACGATCTATCGCCACGTCCTGCAAGACCTGACGGTATCCGGCAATTCCCCCTTGGCCGTTGTCGCCAACGACTTCAACCTGAATAATGGGCGTTTCACCTAATGAACCAGTTCCCCTCAGGCGCACAAAATACTCGGGGCGTCGAAATCGACGTCATTCCGACATCAGAAATCGGAATTGATGGAAATCCGGTGGCGCCGACCACCGGTCCATCTGGTGTAGCGCCGATCACGGGCGCATTTACGGCCTCCGGCCAATCCGCCACGTTCGTTCCAATTCCCGGCCGTGACATCAACGTTTCCTTATGGGGAACCTTTGTTGGCACCGTCCGACTGGAGCGGAGCTTCGACGGATCGACGTGGCTCCCACTGACGGTCATGGGAAATGCCTGGGCAAATTACACGGCTCCGGTAAGCGAGGTCGCCTGGGAAGAGCCCCAGGCGAACGTGAGCTATCGGTTGAACTGCATTGCCTGGACGTCGGGCACCATCAACTACAACCTTGGCCACTAGGAGCGCGCGATGACCGGAGATGTCAGAGCGCTCGCGCTCGCGGCCCAAGCCAGCCGCATCGCCAAGTTCTCGGCGGTAAAAAGCTTCACCTCCTTGCTTCCACCGGCTGTTATGGCGGCGGCCCTGATCACGTCTGTGACCCTGGGAGGATCGTCGGCCATTACCGGCACGACGCGCACGTATGGCCAATACAGCAGCAATGCCAATGAGCTGTCGTATATGCCGCTAACCAAGACCCGCGGCGGCACGGTCAGCTATTACACCAATGGCAATACGGCCCCGGGTTCGCTTGGCCTTTCCTGCCTCCATTACGGAACCCAGATCGAGTTTCAATTTCCGTCGAGCAGCGCGTTCTATTTGGCGCTGAAGGTCAACGATCAGTACTATTCGCTGACCCCGATGTATATCGGCTCAGGGACCAATATCCTGACGCTGGTATTCCCCTCCGCCGCGCGCCGCCGGATCGAACTGGTCATGGCGCAGGGCTCCTGGCCCAACAATGTGCTGGTCGGCGCCAACGATGGTTTGGAGCAGGCGCCGGTGCGCGGCCCAAAGGGTATTGTCCTTGGCGACAGCATGACCATAGGCAACAGCTTCATCCCGTATGCGCTGACGCTGACGGCCGCCCCGAGCGCCTCTACATCGGGGACGCTGACAGCACCATTCACGGGCCGCACCGGGACCTATTACGTCACCTTCAGCACCGGGACGGTCGTAGCCAACGTCACCCTGACCAATGGCTCTACGGCGATTTCCTGGGGCACCTCTATCACGGCGTCGGCTAACATCACGGCCAATCTGCCGGCTGTGACGCCAATGGGTTTCGCCTATCTTCTGTCAGACTATCTTCGTTGTGACGACATTACCGCCTCGGGCATTGGTGGCACAGGTTATTCGACGCGTGCCGGTGGCCAAAACAACAACTTCCTCGACCGCTACATGGCTGACGTCGTGGCACCAAACCCGGATTGGGTGCTGATCAGCGGCGGCGGACTGATCAACGACGGCGGAAGCGCCCAATCGCTGACCAATGCTCAAGCGCTCTTTGCGGCGCTCAAATCTCAACTGCCGAACGCTCAAATTTTCGTCAGCATGTTGTACAACAATCCAGTCGCCAGCATGAACACGGCGTCGCTGGCCTACTACAAAGCACTGAAGGCTGCGGCCCAACAGGCAGGTTGCACCTACATTGACCTGATCGATTTGAATACCGGCAGGAACTTTGGGCCAGCCGCGCCACTGAGCACGACTCTCAATGGCAATGTATCGGCCGGTGCAGGCCTATTCTACACCAATTCGACCTTCTATGATCCGCATGATCCCTACGAAATCGGGACAGCCGCTAACCTTGAGCGCGTGGACGTAACTGGCAACGGCGGTGATAAGCGGCTAACCATCAGCGGGACGTTCCAAAATGCCCATGTGTCCGGCGAGCCCGTGGTTCAGGTTGGCCGCTCGCTTTGGACAGGCCCGCAGAACTCGATCACCTATGGCACCTGCGCGACCTACGTCGGCCCCGACGGCACGCATCCTACATTGATCGGGGATGATGCTATCGCCTATTCTCAGGCGACGCGGATGTATGGCCAAATCTACCAATAGGGAAGGCTTATGCGGGCTGGTCGCCACTCCAGCTGCAAGGTGCGCCACCGTGCGGGTTTCTAGACTTCCCTGCCGGTCTGCATTTCCCGGCCGCCGCATAAGCCCTTCGATGATAGACCGCCTCGATGAGGAAGGCAAGAAAACGAGCCGACATTGTCGAGTTTCACCGGGGCGCCCAAACAGGCGGAAACCTTTCGGTATCAGCGGCATGGCTTCGAGCGGATGCTTGCGGAAACCATGGAGACCGTCATGCCCAGCCTCAACCTCAACTTCGTCTATTCGCTCCTGACCAACCTGGAGCAATCTGCCCTGAAATCCACCGATGCCCGCGTCCAGGCTTTCGGCGCGTCCATGTCGAACACGCTGACCGCCTTCAAGGACGCTGTCCCTGGCCTGGCGGTTGCCTTCACGAATGCCGCCATCGCGGAGGCCGCCAAGGCCGAACCGGTACTGAGCGTGCTGATCCCGGCGGAAGCCCTGATCGACCCGGCCGTGTCGGGCTTCGCGTCCATGTTCGAAAACATGCTGCTCGGCACGCCGTCGGCGCCGGCCGCTCCCGCCGCGGAGAACGGTGCCCCCCAGCCCCAGCCGGAGTAATCCGGCTCCCTATCTCAACCGTGTCGCTGATCACCTTGGCCGTCAAGGCCTTGGTTGGCGTCGCCGGTCTCGCCGGCATCACTCTCGATCCTCGCGACAAGGGGCTGATTGCCGGCGTCACCCTCATCCTGACGCTCGCCGGGGACGCGCT